ATAAAATACTCCGCATCTACTAATGCCAAAGGCTTAGTATTATTTCGTTTTATTATAACCAAAGGTTCATAATCTTTACAGTTGCTACATGACTGTTCGTATGCTTTCCAAACATTAACTGCTTGTTGGTTTTTACATTCTATTGAATAGGGGAATTGTTTGCGGGACTGAACGCCCATAATGATATCTTCGCCAGATGATCCCATAGGGCGTGATTCTAAATCTTCTTTGTCAAAGCCTAGTATTTCTACTAGTTTATCGACCACCCATTGTTGGAGTTTTCTGCCCTTAGCTTTGGCAGACGCTGTTTTCATTTGTGTTTTTTAATTACTTCAAACTCTGCTGTTTGTGATGCGCCTTTGTGTGGAACAAACTTACCGCTATGTTTCATAAGTTTGTAAGACTTGCCATCTTTCATAAAGTGATAGCCTTGAGGTGCTTTTATCTTTTTTTTCATTTTTTCTTTTTAGATTTGCTTTTTTTAAGAGCATCAAAGTCTGCTTTAGTAATCTTTGTGCGCGGGGGTGCAACTCTAGCTAACTTCTTTTGCTTTTCTGAATACTTTGAGAATGGCATATTATTTACCTTTCTTTTTCCCTTTGGATTTTTTCTTTGGTTTGCTGTGATACGGCATAATTATTTTCCTTTTTTAGATTGTTTTGGTTTTAATAAATCTGCATCTGCTTTTCTTGCACCGCCTTTACCAGTAGCAAAGGATCTTACTCTGCCAGCAGCCCAACCATGAGCAGATACGCCTGGACGAGAACCTGATGAGTAATATGCACCCAATCCTCTTTTGTAAACTTTTTCTAGTGTATTTTTAGATATTCCGCTTGATTTGGAATACTTGTCTATTACATCCTTTTTGCCAGCCATATTACTTTTTGCTTTTACTTCTTATCTTAGAAATCATGTCCATCATTGCTGGAGTTAATTTACCAGACTTATAGAGTTTAGCGGTTCTTTTTATTTCTGCTTCTCTTTTAGATGGGTTTTTAGCACCAGACACATATTTTTTAGGAACACCGCCTTTGGTCTTTGGTACTTTTGCAAACTTTCTTCTCATAGCCAGTTTTTAATTTTATCTTTTATAAAATCTTTATGTTTGCTAAATAACACATAGCCAACAATGGCTACTCCTAATAGTATTAATATATATTCCATAATTTTATTTTACAGGCATTTCGCATTCTTTCAAACGCTGGTATTCCCTTTGCTTTAAATCATTAAATTCTTTTTGTAAAAACTCTATTCTTTCGTTTTGCTGAACATCTAATGGCAACATACCACCAGTTTCCCAATCACGAATCCAAGTGCTATGTTCTTTAGTGTCGTCTTGCAGTTGCATTACTTTGACCTGTAATACTCTGATTTGTTCAGTTAGAGTTGCATAGCCATATACTGCAACTGACAACGCTACTGCTATTTGAATAAGATAACTTAATGAAATATTAAGCGATGTTTTATCGTCAACCTTGGCTACCATTTCTTACATGACCAATATCTAGCGGTCAATTTGCTTGGGGGGTTGGTATCGCATTTGTGTCTAGCACGAAAAGATTTTCGTCTAGCTGGGATATCTTTTTTGATGGTCATGTTGGGATCACCAAATCTAATCAATCTGACTTTATCACCAACTTTAGCAAGTACAGCAAACTTCTTGGATTTACCAGGTGTGCGTTTAGGTTTGTTATAACCTGCAAATCTTTCGCCTCTATACTCTATTGCCATATTATTGAATTGTGTGTGCTTCTATTTTTATTATCTCACTAAACGGGGTTATTTGACCACCCGTCATAATCTCTAAGATACGAAGTGCTTGTTCTTCTGATTCTGCTGTTATATCTGTGCCTTCAAAGATCATGTCCCCTTCTAAAACTTCAATGTTATAGATTTTGGGGTGGGACATTTCCTGTAAATAATCCTTGGGACTGAGCTTTCGCAGTTTGCCTGATGGTTTCACGATCTCTCTCCATTATTGCGTTTATTTCTGCAATATTGACTTGCGCCCCATACTTAGCCATTAGCTCTGCTGCTTTTAATCTAATCTGTGCTTCTTCAATATCACGCTGTCTATCGTCATCCATGATGATCTTCATACGATCAGTTTCAGCATCAATCATAGCTTTCTGTGCGCTGACTTGTGCTTTCATAGCCTCTGCCTGTGCAAGCATTTCAGTCGCATCTGGTTTCTGTTCTTCGGGTGGTTGTTGTGGTGGCATAGGCGGTACTTCAGCATTGAAGAATTGTGAAGAATCTTTAAAGCCAGCCAACTCTACAAACTTAGTCAAAGTATTAGCGTACTGTTGTAAAGACACCAATGGATTGCTTGGCCCTAGTAACTGCATAATTTGTTCTTGCTTGCCAGCTACTTGAGTTAAGACTGCAAACTTTTCTTCGTCTGAAGATTTAGAGATTGCTACATTCACAATCATATCTTTGTCGCTATCCCAATATCTAGGATCAACAGGAATAAATTTACCATTAAGTCTGAATACATCTTGGGCGTTTTGATGTTTGATAACCAAGTTATTAACAATCTTAAACATATCTTTCAGACCGCCTTCAGCGAAGTGTCTGCAAATAAGTTCAATACGACCTTGTGCGCCAGACATGGTTGCTGCCACCGCAGCTTTGGTGCTTGATTGTAAAGCATCTGCATTTAAACCAGCAGAAGCCTTAGATACACCTGTTCTATTTTCTTTGGATTCATCCAAATATCCAAGAACAGGGAACGCTTCCTTGCCAACAAACGGGACTGAGAAGGGTTGTACCATTCCTGGCGCACGCACACGAATTGGCTGACCGATATCTGTATTTAAGACATCATCGATGTTGACCTGCCCTTCGACTACAGCCATTCGTGGGAAAATAGAATGTCCGAGAGAATCTAAGGTATCTCTCATAATTTGTGATTTTGCAGCTTGTATTGGTTTTAGATAATCTGCTGGGCATGATCCAATCGCGGTGTGCGGTTCAGGATCTGGGCAGAACATACAAATAGGTAATTCATCCCATTGTTCTACATTCAAGACATGCAAGCCATTACCAATGGTGCAAACTCTAATGCGCTCATCTATACCATCGCCATCAAAATCGTAATTGATGTAATGTTCAATATACAAAGCATCTTTACCACCGCTATCGGTACGATCTGGATAGACCATATTATCGAACGGGTTTCTTGCTTCGATTTCTTCAAAGGCCTCGGGATCTAGTGATGATCCTGTGTAGCCGATATATTCTTCAATCTCGTCATAGTCGTAGCCCATCGCGACAAGTTCGGATGCGGACTTAATCATGCGGTGTGCAACATAAGACGCTTCTTCGAGCGTGCGTGCGTGGCGTGCGATAAGAATTTCTTCGGGTGGGACTGCTTCAATGCAAACTTGATCTTTTGGTTTTAACCTACGAATAACTAAATCGTATTTCGCTGGTATTTCCATTTCAACTTGTTCGCCAGATAGCGGATCAATCTGAATGATTTTTTCCATCGTGACAGATTCTTGCACTATCTCAACATTAGGATCTAAAACCAATGCTTGATAAGACTGTGGATCTAAACCTGTGTATTCGTGCGTGGTAGCTTTTACAGAATCGTCCCAAAATACTTTTACAAAACCAGTCTTTCTAACCAACGCATCTTTGAACGCTGAATATAAAACTTGGAAACCAGGATTCTTCTCTTGAATTAAATAATTTATGTAATCGGTTTGTTGCTCGGCTAGGGCAATATCTTCTGGTCCTTTAGGAACAAACTCCACCACCTTTTTCGTACCAAAAAAAGTACGCATGATTTGTGGAAGCATGAATAAAACTGTATCTCTAACATCTGTAGAAATAAATTCAGACTGTAAACTAGAAGTAGATTCTGGTTCGTTACCAAGATAGTATTCGGTAGATTCAGCTCTCTCTTGACCAACTTGGTTGATAAAATCTTTGGCATCATCCATTTCGGATTTTAATACGCCAACTAGATCTTGGAGATCTTGTTCTGTATCCTTAACTTCTATTTCTACTTCAACATTCTCTTTTTCAGAGCCTTCAAGCAGTTCTTCTATTTTTTCTTCGTAGTCTTTCTTTGCCATAAATTATCCAACTCTTATGATTCGCGATTTGAGAGGTTTCTTGAAATTATAACCGAAATAGTTACCACTTCCACTAAAACTTGCAGCCGAGGATGCCATGGTTAATGCAAGTGCATCTGCTTTGTCTGGACTTTTTATACCCCTTTTCCTCATTTCGTCCTTGCTTTCTATTTTTATCTTTCCGCTTGAGGTATATTTGTACAAAGGCGAAGCGAGTTCCGAGGCAAGCTCGTCATCAATAGGAAGTCGGCAATCACGCTTCGCCAACCAATCTTTTACCTCAAACCATAATTCTGCTCGGAGATTCAAATAATTCTTTTTAGTCGCAGGAGCTTCCGCCACATTCACACCGCGCACAGGGAGATTTTGCTCTGCGAGGCGATCGACCACTCCTGATCCTAAACCAATAACATCGACTAAGATCTCGCTTGGCGTTTCCATCGCAGTTGCATCATCGTATCTGTTCTTGACCGCACCGCATAACTGCATGAGATCCATGCTAGGGAATGTGATCATCTCGATGACTGTGTTCCCTTGGCGCACGCACAGCGCGGAGTTATCTCCGCCGAAGCGTGCGACATCTAAGCCCCAGACTATGGGCGCGGAGGCGGTGAGGGAAACATCGCGCCCCATCGCTGCGCGGATGAGTTCCATGGGTATGACAGTATCGTCATCTGCAGACGGGAACTCACCCATAACTTCAACGCGAGCGACTGTGGAATCTTCGCCATACTGTTCGATCATCTTTTGGAAAAGGGCTTGGTCTGTGCCTTCGACTGTGCGCGAGTCGATCTGTTCGGTTTTCCAGTATGCGCGCTTGGCGTGGAAGGAATCGTAGAATGGCCCTGTGTTTCTGCGCGGGTTGGAGAAGGTAAACCAAAAGCGGTTTTGCGTGGGTTCGGAGAAGAATCCTTCTGACACGCTGTATATGGGCGCGGGGATACCTGATGCCTCATCCATGATTAGGCAGACTCCGTATGATGAGTGAATACCAGCGAAAGCATCTGGGTTTTCTTCTGACCATAGTTGCGCTTGCGCGTAGTAGTAACCAGTATCAATTTTTAAGTCGCGGATTAGGGCTTCTTCAAACCATGGTGCTGGTTTTATGGTGGTGGCTGTTTTAGCAAACCAATGTGAGTTGATAGATAGCGTTAACCATTTACCTAATTCAGCCCATGTTCTTGATCTAAGCTGTTGTTCAGTATTGGCGGTAACAATTATGGTAGAGCCAAGCCTTGTGGATAGCATCCATAGTATTAACCAAGACACTAAGGCTGATTTACCAATACCACGCCCCGATGCCACCGCCAATCTAAACATTTCAGGTAAGTCTTTAACCTGGTTTCTTTGTATGTGTGTTGAAATTTCCCTCAAAATTTTTTCTTGCCACTTCCTTGGCCCTGAGAAATGCTCGAGGGGGGTGTTAGGTTCTCCCCATGGGAAGATGAATCTGACAAAGTTTAACGGATCATCTTTTATATTCATTGACCAAACAGAGGTCATCAATTCCTTTTCTTGCTCTGGTTTGTATTTCATAAAAAAAATTATCTCAACAGTTTATATATATACGCACTACGCTGGGTGTTCAAGGGGGGGTAATTCCTGGAAGGATCAAGAATCGGCAACCCTTGAACATGCGCGCGTGCGCTTACATACAGAAGGGAGAAGATGAGATCTGCGCGCGCGTGCATTTGCCTAGTTATCGTTGGAGCTGTCGCTCTCCTTCAAAAGAAACTGCCCCTTCTTTTCTAGCGTTTCTACCTTTTTGCCCTCGATTATGCGTGTATTGGCATTTTCCAGAACATTGGATAAGTTGATACTGTTCTCTATCTGTTGAACATCCGCCCAAGGATTGCCAGCTTCTTTTCCTTTGTTCTTTAAAAAGAATATTTGTGCGCTAACGGATGGGTCGCGCCCATTTCTCCCTGTAGCGGAATCAAACAGAGCTGCGCTGACCTGCTCTATGCTCCTTAACTTTCCGCGCCTTATATACTGTTCAATATTTGCAAATTCTTTTTTACGCCTTTGCAATGTAGTTACAGAACAACCAAATACAGCCTTACATAATGCTTCTTCAGAAAAACCAAGGCCAGCTAATCGCTCCGCTTCCTGTAGTTGTTCATCTGTAAAAGTTATCTTTTTTCTGCCTGGTTTACCCTTTTTTTCTTCCATTATTGCAGTATTTTGCATTTTTTTTGCTCCCTTTTAACCCTTATTCTATAGGGTTTTTACAACATATATACATATTTATACATATTTATAGTAGAAAAGTGTTGACATGTGTATATATGCGTAGTTTAATATGATTATTGATTATTCACTAAAGGAGGAAAAATGGATAACAACAAACAAGATATCTACACATTAGAGCAAAATCTAATTGAAGAGCTTAACGATAACAAAGAAAAGATATTAGAATCAAAATATCCTGAAGATTTGATTAATGAATATGCTGATAGTTGGGTTCCAATATATAACTATGATTTATTAAAAGTTGCTCAGTCAGACTTAACTTTGGGTTATGTACATGATTCTGATCTCGGAGAAGGAGATATTTATTTCTTGCTTTCTTGTTCAATACGAGAAAGGCTTACTAATATTGGTTGGAATTGGTTAAATCAGCAAGTAGAGGTTGCATAATGAATATTCAAAGACAAGAAGGCAATTTAAAACAAGTAATATTCCTGGATGCTGGAAAGGTTAAAGGAAGAAATTATTTAATTAAACAAGGTTTTACACCTTGCAGAAATAAAGACTATTTAACCAACGGAAAGCTAACAGGCCATTACAACAGGTTTAAAAAATGTTGGCTATTTGGGGAGAACTCATAATGAAAGACTACATAAACCACAAACCACAACCGCCAATTCATTGGACGGATACAGCACGCGTTATAAGTGAAATCTTTATATGCGTGATCTCTGTTTTAACTTTAATATTTTTGGTTTAAGGAGGATAAATGAAAACTATTAATAAAAAGAAATACTACATTATGCACAATGTAGGGAAAGTTAAATATTTAATAAACTTCCACGATGGACAAAAAACCCATCAAGACGGAAGTGATTTTTATGATATTGGATGTTTTTCTAATAAGAGAAAATTAGCCCAATTTGAAAAGCAATTAATTAACAATGGTTACATAGAGGGCAGACCATGACTGAGAATACACACAAAGTAAAAAAGCGTGATGAAGAAATGAAGGCAGAGCGCATGGATAATATGTATACCCAAATATATGCAAGATGGGATAAAAACAATCCTTACCATGAGGATTTTATAGAAACCAAATATGCAAGCGGTAGAGTTGCTAATTACAAATTTGATGAGCCAAATAAAGTAACTACCACTTGGGAAAGGGCAAGAAATAAATTTTTTAAGTTTTGGGATAAACCCAGGAAAAAGGAGAACGACTAATAGACATGGCTACGATCCTAAAAGGGTTTATTTTTTTATTCTCTACAGGATTGTTAGCCATTCTTACCATGTTACTAGGAAACGCGTACATTGATTATAAGGAGGGAAAAGATGATTAATAATGCAAGATTTTATTTTAACTACCAAGGCGATTCTATAGAGTGGACTTACAAAGGTTCTATGGATGACGACAAGAGCGCACTATATCGCGCCTATAAACATGCTACCTACAAGCCAAGATTAAACGATTTTAAGATTCTGGACACAAAGGGCCACAACTTAACCAACATTAAAAAGGCATTGCTAGAAAGCATTAACGAACAACCAAAAGAAAAACCAAAAACAATATGGGGGAAAAGATGATTTATTGTGAAAAGACGATTTATTGTGGCGATACACCAATAAATTTAAGCCCAAGAAAAAGAAAAGATAGAGAGATACAAGCCTTGGTTAAGAATCTTGCAGAAAAGCAAATGCAGGAAAAAATGCTAAAAACTCAATTAAGTGCTATAGAAAGGCGTCTAAATAAACTTTTGAAAGAATGGTTTAAAGAGAATCCAATTACAGAAACAGCTATATGTGCTTATAAGCCATGCAGTAAAGAATTTACAAGGAAATTAAAAACTTGCGGAAGATTAAAAATAACATGCAGTGATTCTTGTAGAACACTAAAAGCTAGAAACAGGAGGAGATAATGCAAGAAGTTAAAATAATAGACTTACAAATATATGCTTACACAGATGACTTTTTAATTGGCATCTTTGATAACAAAATATTAAGCGATAAAACCAAAGAAGCAATCAAGCAAGATGTAGAAAAACATATCGAGGGAGAAAATAATGACTTTTGACATGGCAGAACATAAATACCATTGCTACTTACGCGATAGAGGTTATATCGGAGAGTTACCTTACGCGAGCAGAGAAACATCTATGCAAACTCCTGAGGGCGATTGGATTTTAAAAGACCAATACGGAGATAAACTCGCAGTAGTAACCAAGAACGGAAGAATCATCTAGTTTTGGGCGCGTGTTCGGTTTTTATCATTCCCTCCTTACTATGATGAATACGCGCCCTTCTTCATGGGGTATTAATAGGCTATCTTAACTCTCCCTCCTTCAGTAGGTAGCCTAACCCCACCAATAGAAAATGCTTTTTACCACCTGCCTGCGACTTTCTTAATCTGCGCTTCTCATCTTCAAGCACACACCACACCACCTCTTTTTCTATTAATTCGGTAATCGCTCTCCCACAGGTCTTTCTATGCAAACCAACCATCTTGGCGTAATACGCTATGGCATCATGCGAGCTGTAAGTTTCCCACCTCCAACGCTCAGTCAGCGCCCACGCGCACAGCTTGGCGCTAGGCGTGAGATCTGTTCTCCCCGCCACCTCGCGCCTGTACCAACGCCAAACAATATTGCGCACACGCGCAAAGTCTTTCTGCTCACGCACCACGCCCAAGCGCACTAAACCAGATCTCTTAGGATCTTCTATCTCTGTCGGTGTCATCCACCAATAATCTTGTTCCCTTCTCACCTCGCACCCCCTGCGCTTGCGCTTCGCGCAAGTGCGCCTAATTTCACCTTTGTGCGCGAGTGAGCGCGAGTTTGCGCGAGCATGCTTAGAGAGGGGAAAATGCGCCAGCATTTTACCTCTCTCATACATATATAATTCTTATATATTGGATATATGGATATGTTAGTTACCTTCGTTGGATATGTTCGCCTAGGGTGTTGGACATGTTCGCCTAGGTTATTGGATATGTTAGTAACATTCATTAGGGTATTTCCTTACTAAAATTGATCTGCATTATGAGGCTCTCAACCTGCGCTAAGAACTTCTTTTCTTCCATGGTTTGCTTCTTTTTATTCATGGTTGGAAGCGCGTATTGTCTTAGTGCTTCGTTGAGAATATTTTTATCTTCGCTACTTAGTATTAGTTTTATTGCCATCTTTCTTTTCCTTTCGTTTACCAAATATACGATCAAAGTTTTCTTCAAACTTCTTTCTATCTTTCATTGGTCTTGGTTTGTCGCCTTTGCCACTCATTCCTGCCTCCAAATTGTCCATATAGCTAAGACTGCCAGGAATACTATTAAATTGGTTATAAAAAATTCATTCATCTATACCTCCATATTTTTAATATAAGTTCCCCATTGATCTGCCATAGCTTCTGCAATACCAGGATAAAACTTACTCCTTTCTTTTCCTTTACCCCCCCCTATCCACCAAATCCTATGTTTATCTTTTGGGTGCAATTTATCGGTTTCCTCTTTTACATTATTTGTTTCAATTAATTTGGGTAGATTTTTTAACCAAAGACAAGTTCTTTTGTATTCCTTGTGGCCAAATTGATATGGATTTATCATTTGATCTGATTTTCTAATATAAGAAGATATAACGCTTACAGGATTTTCTATTGCAATATGTTTAATGGGTGCATCCATAAGTTTTTTAACAAACTCAATAGCATCATCTCTTAAATACATTGGTTTTTTCCCCTCTGTAAACCATCTAGCGCCACTTACTGATAAATGAGTGCAAGGTGGGTGAGCTATCATTAAATCCCAACCATCATAAAGAATATCGAATATATCTCCTTGATAATGTTTTCCAGGCTTTTCGGTTTCTAATAAATCGCAGCTAGTAGCGTCAAACCCTTTATCTTCAAAAGCACTTCTAACTATTCCGCTATATTCACATGCTATTAATACTTTCATTATTTTCTCCTCGTGTATGTATGTGTAAGTAAGTGTATATTAATCTTTAATAACCATCAAAGTTAAATTTGTTTTGCTCATAAGGCTCAAGCACCGCACCGCGCCTAAAGAGAGTTTTTACTGTGGTATCTATCTCACTAGAGTTAGATTTCACCACCCCACCGCGCACCACACGCAGAGGATCAAACTCCACGCCCTCATCAATGCAGATGCGCTCTGCTTCCTCCTCTTTCGCAAGCCACAGACCAAACGCCTGGCGTGCTGAATCCACAAGGGCTGTTGCGCCTCTAATGTAGGAGCGTGCAAGCATAGGATCATCGGTATGAGAAAGAGCAGCCTTACTCATGTGATGGATGCTCATAACGCTTGCTCCTAATTGCGAGGAGATAGAGGCGCACAGCTGACCATATAATTGTGCTGCTTCATTGCTTGATGACAACGGAGCTGCACTCATTGCTTGAATCGGATCAAGAATCACTAAAGCCAGATCATTAATCTTGCCTAGTTCATCTACCAATTCATTAGCTTGATCGGTGATATGTAAACCATCTTTGTTATCTTTGAGAAGTATCATAGGTTGTTCGGTATCAGGAATGGTATAAGCGAAAGTATCATACAAAGTGTCATACCTTTTTTGTTCAGGATCTAAAGCCATAATCCTTCTATGTAATTCGTGTTGATCGTCCTCTGCACTTATATAAACCACATTGCCAGATTTAATAATTGGATGACCAAACCAAGTGCCATGACCTCTAGTAACTTTTAATGCAAGATCTAAGGCCAACATAGATTTACCCACGCCACCAATACCTGCAAAGATAGATGGCTTACCTTTTTCTAAAAACTTATCCACAAGAAATTCACGCTTGGGTGGCTCGCCTTTATAGTTTTTAATTGAGAATCTAGTGATGCCTAGACTGCTGGTTATGATTTCTTTAGCAACACGCTCTAATCCATGCTCTAAATACATATCGTTGTAATCGCCTGTAATGCTCGGTATGCGCTTGAAACAATTAGGGTAGGCATTTGCTATATCTTGTGCATTTCGTTGTCCCACAGAGCTTGTATCGCTGTCTAAGGCTATGTATATTTTGCATTGTGATACTCCTCTGATGTTTTTAACCGCCTGCAAACCAAAATTCGCAGAAAAAACACACGCGGTTGGTATCTTAGTAGCCTCATATACAGTCGCTGCGGTTGCGTAACCTTCAACAACGATAAGCTCTTTTATTTGTGGTAATTCATCCACGCTAAAACCAAGACAAAACATGTTGCCCTTGATCTCTCCGCCTGGATAAAACTTTTTATTGCCCTTTTTATCAATGTACTGTAGTGAACGAATGTCCCCTGTGATATTATGCACAGGAACAACCAAACTATCATTTGGATCTGTTTTTAAACCATAGCTTTTAACTTTTTTATTTGTGAGATATTCATGTTCAGTCGTATTTTTGTAAGATGCAAAGAGTTCGTTTACCTCTGTTGCCACTTCCTCGTTCCTATTTTTCTTAGCTTCTTCCAGCCTGTGTTGAGCCTCCGCCATTTGTTGTTTTAATTTAGCGGTATCTACAGGACTAAGTGTGCTGGTATCTATAGAACTCCATTTACCTTCAAAACCTGTTTTCCAATTACCAAAGGTAGCAAAGTAATTACCTGATAATTCGTTAACAACATACCAACCTGATCTTTGATTAGATCGATCTGCTTTAGATCCTAGTCCTTCGCCCACACGCACGCGCACCAAGCTTCCACTTGTGTCCAGATGATCTACTTGCAGACCATGATTGGATAACTCCCCCACCAAATCATTAAGATCTGGCATCCTGACTTTGGATTGCTCTTTGTAGTTTTCTAAATACTTAGATAGATCCATCCTCTATTACCTTCTCTAGCTTGCCTGTTCTTGCTTGTTCATTGGCCCAAGTCAAGTAAGCATCAACTATGCGTAGGTAAAAGAGTTCACGATCCTCTCTGCTCCACTCGTGGAGAACATAAGATTTATTCTTTTTAGAGATATCTATATAGGATTGTTTGCTTGCAGCGATTGTGTGTTCTATTCCTTCATCACATGCTACTGCTACTCTTTTCAATTTCTTACCCTCGCGTATAAGTTCTAAATGTTCTTTGCAACAGCATCCATAAATGCTGTCGTTGTTTATCAGAAGTCTAGGGCTTTGCGCTGGGAGGAAACAATATCCACACAGCGCAGGCCTAAACTTCTTTGGATTAAAATGGTATTTCGTCTGATTCTTCCTGACTAACACTTGGCTTCTCCTCTTTAACTGCTACAGGTTTTTCTTTCTCTGTTACAGGTTTATAGTTTTTGCCATAGTCGTCATCAATTCTCAGATAACCCTTTTCATTTTCAATGATATTGCAGACCACAGTTTTTCCAACTATGCCATCAGTTGATTTATTTGTTTCGCTAATTTTTTCTAAACCAGCAGCTACTAATAAACCATTGAGTTTTCTTATTCCAACATTAACTGCCTTTGGATTTCCATTAGAAATGGTATACCACTCTTTAACAGAAGCAGATCCTGCTGGAAAAATAAACTCAATCTCTACCTGTTTATACGGCCCATTCTTGTCCTCTCCTACAACCAAAGATTCTTTTGCAACTTTGATTTTATGTATACCAGGTTCAATCCTTGAGCCACCCATATCGATTTGTTCATCGAAAACTATTTCATTATTTAAGTCCATTAATTACTCCCTAAAAATTATCCCAAATCATACGAATCATATTTTTCAAGATGATCAATATAATCTGAGATATCTGCGTTAATAAATGCAAGCCACTTAAACCCGTCATGCGGTAAGTTGTTGTTATCTTCATCAATCGTTTTTAATTGTTTATCTAAAACTTTATTAACTCGTCTTAATGAAACTAACAGTCTTTCGGTTTCGGGTAGTTTGCTCACTTCAACATTTCCTTACGGATTACTTCCCAATCCATAGGTAATTCAGGTGGCAATCCATATCTATTTTTTGCAAGATAGCCTGGATCATCCTCCGTGAAAATGGTTCTTTCTCCTTTGTGGACTTTGGTTGTCATGCCACCACTTTTGCCTTTGATAGAAACAGTACCTAACTTTCTAGCACAAAAGAACACAGCATCAGCGTGTTCAACGATTAAGTCAGACGCTTTTCTGTGGAGTTTAATTTGATGGCGGTCCATTGGATCTTGTGTGGGATCTTCATATCTTTTTATTTCATTGTGAGCTATTTGGACTACAGTTTTACCAGCATCTCTAAGTTCATCAACAACACTAAGATATTCTTTCCACTCATTGAGAGCAGCTACATAACCCTTACCATAGGCAGGTGTATCTATCTGCGCCCAACCATTTTGTTCGCAAACATGTCGCCATAAAAGACCTTCAGCCCAATCAAGACTATCAACGCCAACAATTTTATGAGGCCTTTGAACACACTCTCTCAAATTTTCCATAAATTCTTCCCAGCTCGCCGCGCATTCATAATGATCGCACTCAATCTTTCCAATGCCATCTTCTGTTTGAACCATAATAACTCCATGCGTTCCAAGCCATACGCTGTCTTGTGGGTATATTGGGTTCTCGCCTTCTATGCCTTCCTCCCATTCTTTCTTAGTAACATCTTCAGCAATAATATTGTACTCAGAATCTCTGACGACATTTCTGCCCATGTGTGTAACATAGTGTGTTTTACCAATTCCACCAGTTCCATATAAAACAATTATTGGTGGCTTTAGCTTTGCTTTACTTCTAATTTCTTTTAGGCTCATTGCACTACCTCAACAGTTTCTTCTTTATCGCCACCTTCAACAGCATCTTTTAATAAATTACTGTAGTGCTGAGATAGCAACTCTAGTTTCTCAACTTCAAAGTTAAGATTGCCAATTTGGTTTAAGGCATCTCTCCTTTGGTTATTTAGAAGAACAACTTTGTTATATAAAAGTTTGTTCTCATCACTTAAGTCATCAACCTTATACTCTTGACCATCTTCCTCAAAAGTAAAAGTTAACTCTTCTTTTTTATTTTCTTCGGACATTTATTTCTCCTCGTATCGTTTATAAGTATCACAGTTAATTTTGAATGCACAGAATCTACAATGATCCCCTGCAACAAACTGTGGGTTTTCTTCAAAGCAAGCATCAACTGCTGGCTTTAAATCATTGAAGCCCCAATGCACAAGATTGGGTGCTGAAATCTCAAATGTTTTTATGGGGTTGCTAACTTTTGGTTGCACAATAGTCAGCTCCATAGTGATATCAGGATTACCACCTCCGTATCTGGTTAATGCTCCTAAGCCATAGATCATTAACTGTTTATTTTTCACAGGATCTACAGCCCATTTACCAGACTTTAAATCAATCACACAAATTCTATTTTCTGCTAATAAGATACAGTCAGCAGTTCCATAGCATTTATCTGATATCTCATCAAGGTAAACCTTTTCTTCAATCACCCTCCGCGCACCAAGTTCTTCTTCTCTTTTCAATATATAGTCAACATAAACTTCCGCGCAGTTAATCATCTCCTCATCAATTTCTATTTCAAAATCTTCTATGACTTCTTTTCTATCCAACCAATAATCGCGCAATGTCATATCGCGTAAACGATCCTTTAATAACATTTCTGTCATATGGTGAATGAGTGTTCCGTTAGCAGCAGCTAAACTGGTTTCGTATGGCATGTCTGCATTAGCTAATACAGAGCCTGCACATTTAAACCAGCGTTCTGCTGATGATGGACTAGCTAGTGCGTGCGCCATTAGAAATGTATGAATCCTTTTCTAAAGTTTCTATTTCAGAAAGTTCGTATAAAACCTTGCCACCTATTTTGTAATAGTTAGGCCCTTGGTTTTTACCTCTCCAATTCTCTAATGTTCTTGGACTTTTGTTCCAGCGTTTCGCTAGCTCGTAAGTGTTTAAAAATACTTTATTGCTTTCAGACATTTCTTTTAAGCTCCCTTTTGTATCTATTTATTGTGTAAATTACACTTTTTCCCTTATAATTGCAATAACTAATTTTAAAAAAGGGAGTTAAAGATGAGCATTGATAATGTTACAGAAAAAGATTGGGATGAAGCTATTAGAAATTTAGCTTCTAAAAAACAGATTGGGGGTGTCCATTACAAGACATTAAAGATATCTCCAACTGAATATGTTTATGCGAACAATCTGTCTTGGAATCTTGGTAATGTAGTTAAATACATAACCAGAAGAAAGACAGACCAGGTGGAAGATCGTGTTAATGATCTTCTGAAAGCAAAGCACTACATAGACCTAGAGTTGCAAATGGTTTATGGCAGAGATGCAGATGGAAATGACATAGGGCCATACACTATAGAAACTAAGGTCTAGGAGTATGGATATGAACTTAGCAGACTTTAACGATCCTATTCTTACAGAGAGGAATGGGAGAAAGCCTGTCTATATGGACAGACATTTGGTTAAAGACTTTTTAGTATTCTGTAAAGATCATAACAAAGATCCTCATAGCGTTGCTGAATACCTACTTAAACTAGGTATTCATGCAACTCAAAAGGATAATGTTTGTATTGATATAGATAACTTATAAAGTTCTTGAATTAATAATGCTTTCTATATGATTGCCGACTAGGTTTGCGTTTTCGATAGCCTTGTCTTGGTGAATGTGAGCATACCTTTGGGTAGTCGCCTGATCTCTGTGTCCTAACAATCCACCCACTTCAGCTAAACTCACTTTCTGCAATGACCAAGATGCGTATGAGTGTCTTATGTCATGCAAGCAAACATCTTCTAAACCAGCAAGTTGTTTAATCTTCTCCCACGCACGCCGAGGGGTTTTTATTCCTACGATATATTCGCCCGCCCCCCGCGCACACCCAGAGATAATCTCCATTGCCATAGGCGCAAGATAGATCACGCGATCCTCGCCTAGTTTGTCGGTCTTGTGATCTTTGATCACGAGCGCGTTACCATGCAAGTCAGACCACTTGGCGTTGCCGATTTCCCCTTTGCGTGCGCCTGTTAAGATTAATAACCAAATAAAAGCTACGGACTTTTTGTATTGCGGTTTGTCTTTGAATTCATCTAAGACTTCGGTGATGCGTAAAAGTTCTGCGTTAGTGAGATAGCGTTTGCGCTTGTTCTCTCTGTTCTTGCCTATGTGTGTGGCTGGATTGCTTTCTACATAGGAGAGCGTGATAGCCAGGTTAAACATAGATTTAAGCATAGTTAAACAACTATTGGCGGTGTAGGGTGCGCGGTCTGATATATCGAAATGTAATGTTGCGATATCACCGCGAATGATAGTGCTTATATCTTTATCGCCAAGCGTTTCTTTGATGTTATTGTTATAGGTTTGTTCTATTTTATTAATGGTCTTGCATTTCCTTCTGGCAAGATCTTTTTTATAGATCACAAACAAATCATTGAGTGTTTTCATATTAGTCCCTTTGTGTATGTTTGTGTAGTTTACTAAATATTTTCTAAAATATCTAGCAAGTTGCGAACAGCATCATTATTCTTCATGTGTTCATCAATGATGGTTATTTGATTTTCTGTATGTGGTTTTATAAAAACCATGTTGCGGTGTTCTAAAGAAACCAAAGCAAAGATATCTATGAGGCCTTTCTTATACTCTCTGTCTTTAGTATGCGATCCTCTGCGAAGATCAAACCGCCAATTCTTTTTGTGGATTTCTTGTTTGGATTTGCTTTTGACTTGTACTCTGTAAAAAGTATCTTCGTATTCAAATATTAAATCAGCCAAACCAGCGTTGGGTGTGAGTAATACATTATCTGAAATAAGCGAGAGGATAGAAGCTGTCAGATATTCACCCGATAGACCAATTCTATGGGTTGGATGTGACATGGTTTATTTATTGAAACTTCTCTCTTTCAAGTTTTATATATTCTTTTTGTATTCTTTTGTTTGTATTAAACAAAATATCTCTTGCTCGTTTTTGTGATTTTTTTAACACATCATCAAGTATTTCTTTTTTTCTATATTCTGGCAAATTTTTATATCCAGAGCCTTTGATTATTTTGTTTATTTGTTCTTTGGTTTTTAATTTTTTCTGTATAGCCAATAGCTCCTCATACTCTTTTGGCTCTAATTCAACATTCCTAATTCTTCTTGTTGGCATGGATGGATATAATCCAACTCTATAAAATTCATTGTAAACAGGATCTTGTTTTAATGCAGACAATCTTATTGGAGAGAATGTGCCTATTCCAAGACCTTGATCTCTTGTTCTAATATCACCAAATATATCTCTTTTTGCTGGCAATTCTTTTCTATAACCAAGGAATGGAAGTCTGCTTAAAAAATTATCGGTTATATTTCTAGCATCTCTTAATACTGGATCATCATATTGTGATGCATGGGCAAAAAATGTAGGCACGAAAGAACCTGTAAATCTTTGCACAAATCTTTCTCCATATCTTGATGGATCAGTAATGACTTGTATGGCTGATGATAAACCAGAAAGAAAAGTTTTATTGGTAAGGTTATTTGTAACAGATCCCATTAACATTGATGCTAATTTATCTAGCTCTAATTCGTTCTCTTTATTCTTTTCGCTTTGGTTAAATACATAATCGCCTATCTCTTGCATATCTGCTGCTATACCAAACAATATACCGACTGGCTCAAACCTATTATAAGAATAATAGGCATCTCCAATCTTTAAAGAATATGGCCTCCAACCTGTAGCTAACAACGCCCTTCTTTCGTTAGCATCTGTTGGGCCAGCACCTGTAATATTTCCTGCTCCAGCTAAAACCCCTACAGTTGTCATCACCGAAGATCCGAACAATAGTCTTCCTAAAACTTCATCTTTTTCAGCTCCGCCTTTAGCTAGCTTTTCTTTAAATTCTTTGGACATAAAACCTAATGGGGTTCTTTCACCAGCATATTTAACAATGTTTACAGGGGTTCTTACGAATGGTAATAAGAATCTCCAATAAGGATTTCTATTAATAAATGATTGTATGTTTCTTCCAGTTTCTCCAAGCTCTCTTGTAAATGTTTGATATCTTCCAACATCCATTGCTTTTAAATTTACATCCTTTCCTATTGGGGACTGTAATGGATTGTCTGAATGTTCTTTAACCAACTGTGATACTCTTTGCCAAGCCTGGTTTCCTTTTAAGCCTTCTTGTTTTGCTTTCCTCATAGCAAGACCATAAATTTCTTGTCTATAAGCTGCTGTTTTAAAACCAGTATCAGTTGCAACCAATAATCTTCCTGGCGCTCTAACTATCTCTCCAAATAAACCAGGTATAGATTTCTGTTTATTTAATTCAAGTTTAGTCATGCTATCAACAACAGCTTCTGGTTTTACAAATGCTTTTGCTCCAGCTTTTAAACCCTCTATAGTTCCAGCTATAGTTCCAATCAATCTTGAATTAGCTTCTGAAAATGTAACTCTTTCAGGATCTCTCCTTACCGCACCTACTAAAGCAGAAGTATAAAACTCTGCTGGTCTTAGTGCTGCTGTTAACACGCCACTTAAAAAGTTTACTAATTGTGTAGATGGGCTAGACAATAAAGAGTTAATCCAAATTTCTTGTACTTTATCTAGATTTTTTACTTTCTTTAAACCGCCCAAGAAATTAATTGCAGAATCTATATCTTCAAAAGATTCTAAATTTTTAGCTATGACATTTGGATCTTCGTATGTTCCTTTTACTTTGTTTAAATATTCTTTGATTGCTTTGCTTTTAATATTTTCATCTGGGCTTGCTGACATTTCTCTTAAAGCTCTTAATGTTCTACCAGCCTCTGCAACAACGCCAGATTCTTTTCCAGATAAAGCTGTAACAGTATCTAAGAATTTTAAATATTCTACTTTGTCTATATCTGTAAGAGTTCCGCTATTTAATTTTGAATTATATGTTTTGTTTAAATCTGCAAGCTCTTGTTGGGAATCTCTTACGATTTGTCTAACAGCAGTAATATCTTCTGCGTTTACTGCCTGCCCTTGTTGTAAATTAAGCACATCATCAACTGTCCAACCTTTATCTATGGCAGCTTGATGTAAAACCTCTCCCTCTTTTCCAAACCTTACTCTGCCTCGTCTTTGCGTCCAAAATTGCTCATTTTCATTTGCAATATCTTTAACTAAATTTTCTGTTTCTTCATCAAAATCTTTTTTAGAAAGCCTTACATTAGCAGCAAATCCTTCTTCTGGTTTTGGAGCTACACCTTCTGGTATTATTTCTCCTTCTTTCGGCTGAATTTGTAATGGTGTTTCAGTTACTTGTTCTACTTTTTCTGCTTGTTTAAACTTATTTTTTATTGATCTTAAACCAGCAAAAGCAACATCAAGACCTATACCCAAACCAACACCCTCTAAAGCCATTTTAAATCTTCCTTCGGCAGCAGTATCATCTTCGTCTGCCATAAGGTATTCAGTAAATGGATTCGGTGCATATTGTTGGACCATATTAGATAATCTTTCTTCGTCTGGACTAAATGCTAGTTGTTCAGCAGCAGCTCCAATCAAGGCAGCTTTACCAGCTTTGCCTGCTTTAGAGGTTGGATCAATTATTTTTTCAGCTTTTGCAAGTTTATTAAGTTTTGCTAAAGCAGATGCTCCTTTTGCAAGACCAGCATAAGGAATAGCAAAGCCAGCTATATCTCTTATTGCCTGGCCTCCTGCGTATGTTGGTTCTGGGATTGTTGGAAGATCTGGTATGTCTGCACCAGTTACATCCTCTATTAATTCTGTGGTTGCTTGTGCTGTATCTCTAGCAGCTCCAACCAAAGTTCTTTTTAGATTTTCTGCAAAACCTACTTCTTCTTTTTGTTTTATTTGTTTTATTGCGTTGGCAAGAGCTTGTGCATCTTGCACATTTCCTGCTCTATCTGCTTTTCTTAGTGCTTGTTCTAATTGTTGTAAGTCTGCCATTATGTTCCATATTTTGCGACTAACTCATCAATATCTATTTCTTTATCAGATCCTTCTACACTTTCAAAACCAGTTTCAGTAAAATCAAAAAGCTCTGGATTTGTTATCGGCAAATCACGATAGGTTGGATCTATTGCGACTAAAGTGTTAAATTCTTGTTGATTTATTTTGCCACCTGGAGTCATTAATTTGCTTAAAATTGCTGATCTTATTTCATTAACGCTTTTTTGTTTTGGCTGTCTTAATTCTTGTCTTTCTAATGCTCTCTTAGCAATATCTTTGCCGCCCAAGGCATCACTCAACAAAAACAACATTTCTGAAATTCCTTTATTTCTAGCATAAAGTCTTTGTTGATTGTATATATCTAAAGCCTCTGGAGAAATTTTTTGTAAATCTTTTGGTGTTGGCTTTTGAATATTAAAGCCACCAATTTTTGCAAAAAAATCGCCAGCCCTAGAATATTTTTGTAAAGCCACAGGATCTTTAGCAACCTTTTCTTCTTCTTCTTTTGTTAATAATCCATTTACATCTATCTTTGATTGATCTATTACTGGTAAAACATTTTTTTCTTTTGCTGGTTCATCTTTTGTTGGAATTTCTGGCAACCCCATGCTTCTGCGCTTAGCCCTTTCTCTTGGTGTGCTAGGAATTATTTTGTCTTCGTCATCTTCTTTTTTATTTTTTTCTGGAGAAGATTTTAAAAGATCTAATAAAGTTATCTGCGGGGTATTGTAAATATTGTAGTATTGATTCATGTTATTTATCTGTTAAAAAACCCTCCACCAAAAGCAGCTCCAAGCAATCCTGTTAGTCCACTTAAAACATCACCAAATCCAAGTTTTTGTTGCCCTGTTGTGGTTTGGCCTTGTAAAGGTGTACCCATACCAGCTTGCAATAAACCAAGTTGTTGTGGTCCATAACCTAATGCTCGCATAAATTCTGCGTAAGAAGCATCCAATCCTCTTTGTTGTAATGCTTGTTGTTGTGCGCCCATTCCAGATAATAGTCCTTGCGCTCTATATTGCTCGCCTAAAAGATCTCCGTATAAACCAGAAGCTAATTGTCTTTGTTGCATTTCTAATTGAGGTTGTCCAAGGGCCATTTGCGCTCTTGTTTGATAATCAGCCATACCTGCTTGTTGTCTATAACCAGCTTCAGCCAATGCTCTTTGTTGGGCTTGCGTTCCTCTGAATTGTTGCATTTGTTGCCTTCTTTGAGCTTCATCCATAGCGGCACCTAATGCTTGACTATAGCCCTTAGATCTAAGTTCTGCTGCTGTTCTGGCTGCCTCTCTAACATAAGGTTTTTGAGCTTCTGCTTCTATAATTGCAGATCTTGAACCACCAAACGCGCCCGCGCCAATCGCCTGTGCGCCCGCACGCTCTTGAGCCTTTCTTTGCTCTCGTCTTATATCGC